TTAGGCGCAACTCCTGGGATTAAATTGCAATAGACTAAGGGCTAAGACTTAGGAGTTATTTTGGCTATTACAAACGGCTACGCCTCACTTGCAGAAGTGAAAGCGGCCTTACGCATCACCGACTCGGTGGATGATTCATTATTGGATATGGCAGTTGAATCTGCATCCAGACTTATAGACGGTTACGCTGGGCGACAATTTTATTCATCAGGTACGGCAACAAGATATTTTGTGGCATTGGATGATTTCAATGTTGAAGTTGATGACCTTGCAAACGGAACTGTGACTGTTACAACAGCTCAAGATGCTGATGGTGTTTTTGACACAGTTTGGAAAACAACTGATTACCAACTTGAACCACTTAACGGTGTGCTTGATGGTATTGCTTGGCCTTACACAAACATTCGTGCTGTTGGCGATTATTTGTGGCCTATTACTGGTGGAGAAGCGCTAATCAAGATTCAAGGAACTTATGGTTGGCCTGCTGTTCCTATTGCAATTAAACAGGCTTGTATTATTCAGGCTTCAAGAATTTTTAAGCGTTTAGATTCTCCTCTTGGTGTTGCAGGTTTTAGTGACCTTGGTGCTATCAGAGTTTCATCACAACTTGATCCAGATGTGGCACAACTTGTTATGCCTTACAGACGGATGAGGAACATTCTTTAATGGCTTCAATTAGCGATATCAGAACTGGTCTTGCTACACGGTTGGCAACAATCTCAGGTTTAAGAACAGCAGCTTTAATGCCAGATAACCCTAATCCACCTGTTGCAATTGTCATTCCAGACAACGTAAGTTTTGATGACACATTTCATAGAGGGATGGATACTTTAACTTTTCGTATCTTCTTGGTTGTTGGTAGAGCTGATGAAAGAACAGCCCAAAACTCTTTAGACGGATATTGTGCAACCTCTGGTGCTACTTCAGTTAAGGCAGCAGTTGAGGGTGACAAAACTTTGGGTGGAAAAGCCTACGATTGTAGGGTTACAACTATGAGGTCTTATGGTTCAGTTTTGATAGGTGAAACTAACTATTTGTCTTGCGAGTTCGTAGTTCTCGTTTATGCCTAAACCTGAAGTAATATAGAGGCAACAGACTTTCATCTGTTACGCGTAACAAGAAAAGATAAGGAAACAAAATGGCAAAGTTCGCAGCAACGGACTATTTTGTTAGCATTGGCGGAACAGTTTTCTCCGACACAATCAACTCAGTTGAATTAACTGAAGAAGCTGACAATTTAGAAACAACCGCTTTCGGTTCAACTTGGAGAACTAGAATCGGTGGCTTGAAACAAGCATCATTAACACTAAACTTTATGCAAGATTTCGGTGCAGGTTCAGTTGATGCTGTATTAAATCCCCTACTTGGGAGTATCGCCACAGTAATAATCAAACCAACTAGCGGTACAGTAACTGCAACAAACCCTAGTTACACAATGACAGCATTGGTAACCCAATACTCCCCATTCGCTTCAAGCGTTGGAGATATTGCTACCCTTTCTGTTACTTGGCCAATTAGCGGTTCAGTTACAAGAGCAACTGCATAATCTAAGGACAAAAAGTGATAAACCTGCGCATCACAGATAGTAAAGGCAAAGAACGAGACATAGAAACTCAATGGGCCGATTTAGTTGCCTTTGAGTCACAATTCGATATGCCATTCCAAAGAATCTTTGGTGATGGTAAAGAAATAAGAATCCAATACACAACTTGGTTAGCACACAATTGCGAAAAAAGAACTAAAGCAACTGATAAAAACTTTGAGGAGTGGTTGGAAAACGTAAAAATTGTTACGTTCACAGGCATTGCTGATGTGCCCCCTTTAGAGACGACCCCGAGTCAGGACAAGTAAGCGCGACTTGGACAATTGTTTCTTTAGCCATTGAAACAGGTATTTCTCCCTATTTGCTAATGAACGAAAATGCTAGGACAATAGCAACTATGCAACGCTATTTGCGCTGGCGTAATTTTCAGATGCGAAAAAGTTAAGGAATAGTTTTGGCTAGAGTTACTGGTGATATTCAAAAAACTGGTGTTAGTTATGGTGACTCGACAGCAAACGTTCAACTTGATGGTTTAGTTGAGTTAGTTCAACAGTTAAAAGATTTCGAAGCTGTAGATTTACAGAAAGAATTAAAAGTTTCTGCTGACACTATTGGCACACAACTTATTCAATCTATTGGTAAGGCTTATCCTCTTAACCCTTTGTCTGGTTGGGGTGGCCCTCGCACTTCTAAGTTAAATGGCGATTATGACGGTATTCAGAAGTGGCGTGCTGGTGGTCGTTTGCAATGGGATCGTGCTTTTATGGTTGCTGGTCTTGTTAAGCAAACAGGTTTGAAAAGAATTAAAGGCGGTAAGGCAGGAAACATTGGTTTTGGTATTTCAACACAATCAAGATTTTTAACCATTGTTCAAAAAAATGGTGCTGGTTCTGTGTTTGAGTTTGCTGGTGGTGTCAGTCCTAACAGTAATTTAGGTAAAGGTATCAGAACTAAGTTTGGTTCTTTGCCAAGAAAGCCTATGTGGAGAACAATTGACGCAAACTTAAACAAGATAGAATCTAGTTTTAAGGATGCTATTCAACGCGTTGAAACAGAATACACGAGACGCAAAAACACGAAAGGTCTTGGATAATGGCAGTATTTGCAAATATTATTTCCACCTTTGATCCACGCGGTCTCAATAATGCTCGTAAGTCTTTTGCTGGTTTAGCTTCTGATTCGTTGTCTGCTGGTCGTAAGTCTCAGTTGGCTATGAAACTTGTTGGTGGTGCTGCTGCAACTGCTGCTGTTTCTGTTGGTGCGTTTGCAGTCAAACTTGGTATTGATGGTGTTAAAGCCGCTATTGAAGATGAGAAATCGTTAAAGAGACTTGGCACTACATTAAACAATTTAGGTCAAGGTTTTAAGCAAACAAACGTTGAAGAATTTATTACTCAAATGCAGTTCGCTACAGGTGTCGCTGATTCTGCTCTAAGACCTGCAATGAATCAATTGCTTCTTGCAACAAATGATGTTGATAAATCTCAAAGACTCTTAGCACTTTCTATGGACATAAGTGCATCAACTGGTAAGGATTTAGAATCCGTAACCCTCGCAATGTCAAAGGCAAGCCTAGGTAATTTCACAGCATTAAAGCGTCTTGGTATTCCTCTTGATGAAAACATTATTAAAAGTAAAGATTTAAGTGCAGCCACAACTGCGTTAGAAAACCAGTTCCAAGGTTCTGCTGCTGCTGCTGCAACAACCATCTCAGGCAAAATGGATATCTTCCGTCAACGTGTTGATGAAGCTAAAGAAGCAATCGGTTATGACTTAATTCAAGCAATTCAACTTGCTACAGGTGCTATGAAAGATAGCAATGGTTTAGCCAACGCAGTTACTACTACTGCTGACGATTTTGGTAATTTTGTTGTTGGTTTAGGTTATTACATTGGTCAAGTTGATATTTCAACTGAGAAAACTAATCGTTTAACAAAGGCTTTGCAAGGCACAGGTCAAATGATTATGTTGGGACTTCTTGGCCCATTGGCAACAGCGCTTCCAGGGTTAGCAAACTTGTTCGGATCGGTTGCCGAAAAAGGTGATGAACTTAAAACAACTAATGAACAGAACGCTTTAACAGCTCAACTTGCTGGTGACAGATACACGGCTTATGCTAAAAGTTTAGGTTATGTTTTCAATAAAACTGTTGATGTTGTTGATGAAACTGATCAATTAGAAAAGGCACAGAAGCGTGCTGAGGAACAGTTAAAGAAAACTCAGGATGCTGCTAAAAAACTTGCTCAAGATGGAATAGATGCCCTTGAGGTAAGTCTTAACAATGCTTCTGATTCTTTGGATATAACAAAAGGTAAGTTTAACGATTTCAGGGATGCTATTTCTGGAACTATCACAGGAATACTTGATTTTGGTGCTGCTGCTGAGGGCGAAAACTTTTTGAAAGGTTTAATTGGTCAGGCTGCTGACGCAACAAAGTTTGCTGACAAAGTTAAAACACTTATCCAACTTGGTTTATCTGAGCGTGCTATCCGTCAAGTATTAGATTCAGGTTTTGATGCTGGAACAAAGATTGCTGATGAGATTATTGCTGGTGGCTCAACTGTTGTTACCCAGGTTAATACTTTGGTTTCAGCTGTGGATGATTTAGCAACCATTGTTGGTGTTACTGGTGCAGAAACATTTTATGGTGTTGGTGTTACACAAGGTCAAGCAATCGTTGATGGTATAACTGCGACTTTGAACGCTGCTAAAACTTCTTATGATGCTTTACTTGCAAGTTTTGCTGCACCTGCCGCTACTGTTGCAACAGGTCAACCACCTGCCCCAACAGTTCTTAAAAAAACCACTTCAACAACTGTTAAGGGTACTTCCTTAACACAAGCTGAAGTAAACAAAATTTTAGGTGATCCTGTTGCTCAGGCTTCAGCAGCAAGATATCAAGCAATGGCTAACACTAGACGCTTTGCTAAAGGCGGAATTGTTACAGGCCCAACTAATGCTCTTATTGGCGAGGCTGGCCCTGAAGCTATTATTCCTTTATCTGGTCGTAATGGTGGGCTTGGTCAAACATTTAATATTGTTGTTAACGCTGGTGTGGGAACTAATGGTGCGCAAGTTGGCGCACAAATTGTTGAAGCAATCAAAAAGTATGAGCGTACCTCTGGTCAAGTATTTGCGAGAGCGTAAATGGCTTTACCAACAAAAACAGTTGAGATTGGTTTTGATTTAAGTTCTGCTGGTGGGCCGTTCTTTACTCTTGATGATGCTGTTCAAGGTGTTTTAGATAACACAAGTTTCACTTTAGGTGGAACACTTTTTTATGATGTGACAGATTATGTTATCAACATTAACTCTAACCGTGGTCGTTCACGCGAACTTGATAAATACAATGCTGGTGGTTTAGAAGTTGTGTTTGATAACAGCACAAGAGTTTTTGATCCGTTGAACTCTGCAAGTCCTTATGCTGGTCAGATTGTGCCTCACCGTGAGATTCGTGTGAAGTCTAATGGTTCAGCTGTGTTTTATGGTCTGATTGATGACTGGAATTTGAACTATAACCCTGGTGGTGATAATACTGCTGCTGCTGTTGCTTCAGATGGTTTCACTCTTTTGGCTCAACAAACTTTGTCAGCTCATACAGCAATCCCTCAATTAACTGGTGCAAGAATTATTGCAATTTTGGATAGACCTGAAGTTAACTGGGATTCAACAAATAGGAACATTGATGTTGGAACTATTAACTTGCAAGGTGATGTTGTTGATGAGGGTGTTGGTGCTTTAACTTATTTGCAGGTTGTTGAAACAACTGAGTCAGGTAATTTGTTTATTGATAAGTCTGGTCGAATAACTTTTCAGGACACTTTGACTGGCCCAAGTTCTTCAGGGTTAGTTGTTTTAACTGATGATGGTACAGGAATTCCTTTCAGTAATGTTGCGGTGGTTTACGGTTCAGAACTTTTGTATAACCGTATTGTTATCACTCGTGATGGTGGTTCACCACAGGTTGCTGAGGACACAGATTCACAAAACTCTTACGGTATTTCTTCACTCAATATGGATGGGTTGCTGTTTAATTCTGATGCTGATGCGCTGGCTTTAGCTGATGCGCTTCTTGGAACATACTCTGAACCTGAATACCGTTTCGATTCGATTACCGTGCAAATGTCTGAACTTTCCACAGCGCAACAAAACTCTTTGCTGGCTTTGGAGTTAACTGATCAGGTTCAAATCAAGTTCACACCAAACAACATTGGTTCACAGATTGTAAAATATGGTCAGATTACTGGTATTGAGCACAGGGTCGGAATTTTTGTTCACGAACTTACTTTCCGTTTCAGAACACTTGAGTACGCAGAGTTTGTGTTGGATGATGCTGTGTTTGGTCTGCTCGACACAGGTCGTTTAGGCAATTAGAATAACTACAAGATAGAGGAGTAATTTAATGGCTGGTGCAGGTTTTAAGGATTTCGTTGCTGGTGATGTTCTTACCGCAACACAGGTTGACACCTATTTGATGCAACAAAGCATTATGAGTTTTGCTGGTACTGCTGCACGCGCTTCTGCTATCACAGCCCCTGCCGAGGGTTATATGACCTATTTGCAGGACACCGATCAACTTTCTTATTACACAGGTTCAGCTTGGGTTAATGC